GCTAACGTAATTGCTAAGCAGACTCGCCGTGGAAAAGGTAACGTATTGATTGTATCTTCAGACGTAGCATCTGCAATGGCTATGGCTGGTGTACTTCAGTATACTCCTGCTCTTCAAGCTGACTTACAAGTTGACGATACAGGCAATACATTTGCTGGTTTGTTACATGGTCGTATTAAGGTTTACATTGACCCATACTTTGGTGGTTACACAAGCAACCAAGAACTCGTTACAATCGGTTACAAAGGATCTAGTCCTTATGACGCTGGTTTGTTCTATTGCCCATACGTTCCTCTCCAAATGGTTCGTGCTGTTGACCAGTACACATTCCAACCTAAGATTGGTTTCAAAACTCGTTACGGAATGGTTCCTAATCCATTCGCACAAGGTGTTACTATTCCGGCAGCTAACGTTAATAACAACCTTACTGCTCGTAGCAACGTTTACTATCGTATCTTTGGTGTTAAGAACCTTATGTAATAGTAAGAAAAAGAAATCACCTCAGAGTGATATTTCAAAAGGACTCCTTCGGGGGTCCTTTTTTTTGGTCATATAAATAGTAGTATGACAGCGATAACAAGAATCCCTCAAAATACCAACTATCTACAACCAACAAAATATCTGTTGACTTTTGATAGAATTGGTTCTGTTCAATACTTTTGCCAAGCGGTAAATATACCAGGAGTAAGTATAGGACAGGCACCAATCTACACACCAAGTGCAGACATATATGCGCCGGGTAATAAAATATCTTACAACCAATTAAACATTGATTTTGCGGTTGATGAGAAGTTAGATGGCTGGCGTCAACTCCATGATTGGTTCCGTTCCATCGCAGCACCAGAGAGTTTTTCTGAAAGGAAAAGGTTGACAGATATACAAAACCTAAACAAGTCTGGAGCACTAAAAAGTTATGGTGATGCCACATTGACTGTATTAAACAATTTAAACAATCCAACACTTAGAGTGAAATTTGTAAATGCTTTTCCTATTTCCCTATCAGACATTCAGTTTGATACCAAAATGACAGCAGACGATATCATTTATGCTAGTGCCAGCTTTATTTTTGATTACCATTTATTTGAAACAATTTAACTTGACAAGATAACATATCTGTGTTATTATACAGGTTTAAGATAACATTTTTATTATATTATGGAAAATTTAGAACAAATATTAAAGTATTGGGAATCTGATACAGACATTGACCAAACCGAACCAGGTAAGGAGATGTTAAAGATTCCTAAACTACACAACAAATATCTCTCCATTCTTACCAAACATAAGATTGCCTCCAAAAAGGCACACTTTGATTACCAGCGTATGCGTAAGATAAAGATTGAGTATTATTCTGGACGTATGGACCAAGAAGAACTTAATGCTCGTGGATGGACACCATTTCAATTTGTATTAAAATCGGATATCAATGCTTACTTAGAAGGTGATGATGATATGATTAAAATGTTGGAAAAGAAAGTATATCATGAAGAAACGGTATCTGTACTTGAATCCATCATGAATGAGCTAAAGCAAAGAACTTGGCAGTTGAGGTCTTTTATTGATTATGAGAAGTTTATAGGCGGAATGTAGCAACTAAATAAAACAAGAAGTGATTTAATAAAAAAATGAATGAATGACTGATATTGTAATCTCTAAAAAGAATGAAGTTTATGCGAAGATAACTTGTGAGAAACATATAGCACAAGAGTTGTCGGAGTTCTTTACATTCTTTGTTCCTGGTTACCAGTTTGTTCCTGCCTATCGTAATCGTGTGTGGGATGGAAAGATAAGATTGTATAGCCTACAAACAAGCCAACTGTATCTTGGCTTGTTGAATTATGTTAAAGAGTTTTGTGAATCACGGGATTACACATATGAGTATGAAAACAATTTAGATACGGAAGATGAATACTCGGTATATTATGCAAAGAAATTTATCGAACAAATTAATCCACATGCTCGTGGAGAGCCAATTGAAGTTAGAGAACACCAGATTAATGCCTTTGTTCATGCAATGCAGAAACGAAGAGCGTTACTTTTATCTCCAACAGCTTCAGGTAAATCACTCATCATCTATCTGTTATTCAGACAACTTTGGCAATACCAAAATTTAAAAGGCCTTGTTATTGTTCCAACCACATCTTTGGTGGAACAGTTATTTTCAGACTTTGGTGATTATAATGATGGCAGTATGGAAGAACACATACACCGTATCTATCAAGGCAAAGATAAAAACACCGATAAACCGTTGACAATATCCACTTGGCAATCATTGTATAAAATGCCAAAAGAATATTTTGAACAGTTTGATTATGTGGTTGGTGATGAGGCGCATAACTTTAAAGCGCAATCTCTTACCACAATTCTTACATCTTGTATTAATGCCAAATACCGTATTGGTCTTACAGGTACATTAGATGGAACCAAAACACATAAACTAGTATTAGAAGGATTATTTGGTTCTGTTAAAAAAGTCATTACCACAAAAGAATTGATTGACAAAGACCAGCTATCAAACTTTGAAATTAAATGCCTCGTATTAAAACATACAGATGAAGAATGTTTATTCATAAAAGATAAAACTTATGCTGAAGAAATTCAATATTTAATATCACATGAAATTCGTAATAAATTTATTAAGAATCTTACAGTTAGCTTAGGTAAAAATACACTTGTTTTATATCAAATGGTTGACAAGCATGGTAAAATACTGTATGATATGATAAAGGATACAGAGAAAATTGGCAACAGAAAAGTTTTCTTTATTCATGGTGGTGTTGATACAACAGACCGTGAAGATATTAGAAAAATTATGGAAATAGAACAAGATGCAATTATCGTGGCTAGTTTTGGTACTTTTAGTACTGGTATCAATATTAGGAATTTGCATAATATTATATTTGCAATGCCTACTAAATCTTCAATTAGAACGCTTCAATCAATTGGTCGAGGCCTTAGGCAAAATGATGGCAAGGAAATAGCCACTCTGTATGATATATCTGATGACCTTAGATATAAAAAACATATGAATTACACCTTGAAACATATGGTGGAAAGAATAAAGATATATAATGAAGAGCAGTTCCCATTCAAAATCTATAAGATAGGACTAAAAAATGGATAATATTAAAATAGTCAAACTACAGAATGGTGAAGATTTGGTAGGTACATTAACTTTCACAGATATTGGCAATTACAAATTAGAAGAACCGATGGCATTTGAAATTGATTTTCGACACAATCCTTCAGGCTTAATAATGAGGCATTGGTTACCTGTACAATTGATTAAAAAAAATGAGATTGAATTAACACAAAAAGATATATTGGCAATTATAGATCCTGCCGAGGACTTCTGTGAATATTATTACAATACTGTGGAAAAAATTAAAGATTTATTAAAAGCAAAGAATCTTGTGGATGATATGTCAGATGAGGAAATTGATATGATTATGAATGAATTTGAAGATATGGATAATGATGGAGCTACATTACATTAATCTTGTTCTAAACAGGACATACTCGATAATAGGCTTTTGTCAAGCGTTTGTCAAGCATTATGTGTGGTATATATTATAATAGAAAGAATTAAATGAGTAAACCAATACCGGTACCTGTTAAAAAGAAACCTAAACAGTATGTAAACAATGCTGATTTTCTGGCTGCTCTGGTTGAATATCAAGATGGAGTAAAAAAAGCAAAGAAAAATAAAACAGAGCCACCTCCTATACCAAATTATATTGGAGAATGTTTTATGAAGATTGCTGAGGGTTTATCACACAAACCTAACTTCATTAACTATACCTATCGAGATGAAATGATGTCTGATGGCATTGAGAACTGTTTAATGTATTTCAGTAACTTTGATCCTACAAAGTCCAAGAATCCATTTGCTTACTTTACTCAAATTATTTACTATGCTTTTTTACGAAGAATTCAAAAAGAAAAGAAACAAACTTATGTAAAGTATAAAGCTACCGAACAAATGGGTATATTGGATGAAATGGAATTATTGGAGTATGAAGATGGCACCACTAAACAATTTGAACTCTATGACAATATTGCCGAATTTATTGAAACATATGAGGACGCCAAGAAGGCTAAGAAAGAGGTAAACAAGCCCAAAGGCCTTGAAAAGTTCTTAGGAGAATGATATAATGTACAAAGTTAATTATACCTTGAGTGGTGGAAGCTTAAGGTTTAAATCGTTTGAAACACTACATGAGGCAACTGTGTTTGCCAACCAACAACCACTTGAATCAGTATTAGAAATTAAATATTATAATGACGTTGATGACAGAAAACCAAACCGAAACTAAAGTAGCAATTATTACTGACCAGCACTTTGGTGCTCGTAATGATTCAATTCATTTCTTAGATTACTATGAGAAATTCTATAGAGATACATTTTTTCCAGTTATTGATGAGCACAATATTTCTACTGTGCTTATTTTGGGCGACACTTTTGACCGCCGTAAGTATGTAAACTTTTATTCTTTGAAGCGTGCCAAAGAAATGTTCTTTGATGAATTGGTAAAAAGAAATATCAAAGTACATATGTTGGCTGGCAACCATGACACCTATTTTAAGAATACGAATGATGTTAATTCGGTTCAATTACTCTTAAAAGAATACACCAACATTCATGTAATTGATAAACCAACCACAATTTGGTTGAATAATGAAAAATATCCTATTTGTATGATGCCGTGGATTTGTGCAGATAATCATGATGATTCTATGTTTGTGTTATCTGACACCGATGCCAGTATTTGTATGGGACATTTTGAAATTGCTGGCTTTGCCATGAATCGTGGTATACCAAATTATGAAGGATTAGATCGTGGAATATTTAAAAAGTTTGATGTTGTTTTTTCAGGTCATTATCACCATCGTTCAAATCAAGATAATATCCGTTATCTTGGTAATCCTTACGAACTCACCTGGCAAGATTATAATGATCCGAGGGGCTTTCATTTGTTTAATATTGATACTCTTGATTTGGAATTTATTGAGAACCCCAACGTAATGTTTCATCGTATTACTTATGATGATAAAGAAAATAGTATTACAGAAATTACCAGTAAAGATTTAAGTAAGTATACCGGAACATATGTTAAGGTAGTGGTACTCAACAAAACTAACCCCTATCTGTTTGACAAGTTTATGAGTAACTTGTATAATGTAAATCCTATTGATGTTACCATTGCCGAGGACATAATTGACTTGACAGAAGGCTTAGATGATGATATAGTTAACCAAGCAGAAGATACTATTTCGATTATTAATAAATTTGTGGATGGTATTAAAGAAGAACATATTAATAATGATAAACTCAAATTGGTTCTCAAAGAACTTTATATTGAGGCATTGAATCAGGAGCAAGCATGAAGAATAAAATTAAAGAATTGGTTGAAAAGTCTGGATTACACATTGCGTATGGTAAATGTGAAGTCAGTTATGCAGAAATTGAATTTTTTGCAGAATTGATTATTAATAGCTGTATGGATGTGGCTAGAAAACACACACTAAAACATTCAGGACTCGATGAATCTTATGATGGTAAAGTTTTAGTATGTGAAGCAATTAAAGAACACTTCAGTCAATGATTATTTTTCAAAAAGTCCGTTGGAAAAACTTTTTATCAACAGGACAAAATTTTACAGAAATTGATTTACAAAGGTCACCAAACACACTAATCATTGGTAACAATGGTGCAGGTAAGTCCACAATTCTGGACGCCTTATGTTTTGGCCTTTTTGGTAAACCATTTCGTAAAATCAACAAACCACAGTTATTAAACTCTATTAATGCTCAGGCCGCCGTTGTTGAAATTGAATTTGCCATTGGTAAAAAACAATATAAAGTTATTCGTGGTATTAAACCAAATACATTTGAAGTATATTGTAATGATAAGTTGGTTGATCAAGATTCTAAGGCAAAAGATTACCAAGAACACCTAGAGAAGTTTATTCTCAAATTAAATTTTAAATCCTTTACTCAAGTGGTTATATTAGGTTCGGCATCGTTTGTTCCATTTATGCAACTTACTCCTGCTGACCGAAGAGCAATCATTGAGGACTTATTAGA